TAGGAGTGGTAGCACGAAACCCTTCGATACCGACATTGAGAAACTTGGGTTTAGACCTAAGCAACTTTTTGCCGACTGTCTGGGAATTAGTGCCATACTCTTTCGTTGCCGACTACTTCTCCAATATTGGAGACGTGGTCTCGGGCTGGTCTCAGGGTGGTAGGAATGTGAGGTGGTGCATGCGGACGGTTCGCCTTGACAGCGAAATGCGTTACACGTACCAAGGGGTTAAACCCCCTAATAATGCCTCATGGACCTATTCCCTGCTCCAGTTCAAAGGCTCTAATCTGGTCAAAGGTCAAACCCTAGTATTTAGGGATACTTACGGAGGCAATTTCGTCCCGGGTTTAACCTGGGAGATTCCTGGAATGTCCATGAAATGGGCAAACCTGGCCGCCCTCGTTAGTCTGAAGTCCGCTGACCGTTTTCTCTAAACCATCATGAAGGATAACGAACAATGTTCGCTCCAGCATCTCCGGTTACCGGTGGCCCAATCACCGGCTTTACTTCGCCAACCTATACATTGGTGGCCGACACGGCTCCCGATGTAAATGGTACTGCTTACGCTGTATCCGCCCTAGGCGGCACGCAAGCTGGCGTAGTGATCTCCAGCGCTTCGATCCCGTTCACCCTGCTCTTTACGAAACCGAAAGTTCTTCGGAATCTAAGTGCAGTTGGGGCGAATGGGGCGCTGCCCAGCGTGCCGCGAAACATCTATACCTTGTCAGTCCGGAAAGGTGTGGTCCCCCTCACGGGGCAACCTGCCGTTCCGGCTCTGCTGAAACTCGAAATCGGCTTCCCAGCCGGTGGAGATTCAGCGGACAAGGCTAACATGTTAGCTGCACTAAGCCTGCTTGCAGGCGTTCTCTGGGAACAGTCAGACCAAATCGGTGACTCAATTGTCGCGGGCTCGCTGTAGTAATACAGCGCGTTCGCGGCGACGCCGCAGCCGGGTTCGCCTTGTTGTGGAAATCGCCGTGGTTGGTGGGGTGGTAGCGGGAGCAATGCAATTGCTTGGCTACTTCTTCTAAGACCCGATCTGACTCAATTTGGGAGATCATTATGGACTTCAGTCCGAACGCTCTTTACCAATCTCTGCTCGTTGACCTTCGCGAACACCTTGTGTCTACTGCTTCTGACGGTGAGGAATTCTTCCTTCGTCTACAGCGTGAGGGACACGTTGGGATAGGGCCTCTTTTGGCCCCGTCTCATTGGTGGTCGCCGGAGTATAGTACCCAGTCTGCTTCCTCCCTAAATCTGATTATGTCGATATTTAAGAAGTATCAAACTTCTGATCAGACGACACCAGACCAGGATAAGGTTGCGGTTGAAAAGTTCCTGAAGGTGAATGATCACTGTAAGGAATGGAACTATGCCCCGAATACGTCCGGTGAAGAAGAGTTGATGGGTTCCGTCAAGGAACACATTTACCACTTCTGGAACCCGCGAGGGCTCCCCTTGGTGGGCAATCTCATGTCGATATTCGACTACGGGATGGCCGGCCCTGGATCATCGATTTCAGCACTTGGTGAGGATTACTACACTAAAATGTGGTCGTCCCCGCTGAGTGCGACGTCGAGAGGTCTCGTCACTCTCTATGAGTGGTGGTGTTCTGAAAAGCCCTTGTACTCTCACGCCGAAAGCCAACGGCGTCTCGAGTTCTTCGAGCCAATCAGAATAACCCAGCAGAATCGTCTTTCCTTCGTTCCGAAAGATGATACCACCTCACGTACTATTGCTACTGAGCCCTCGTTGAACATGTTTGCTCAACGGGGTCTAGGAGAAATCCTAGAGAGTAGGCTTTGCCAATTGTATGGCATTAGCCTGTCTACCCAGCAGGAGTGGAATCGTGAAGCGGCCAGGATCGGTTCAAGCGGCCCGCGTGAAAACGGGCTGTGTACGATCGATCTGTCCTCAGCATCTGATTCTCTAAGCCTCAAGGCTGCGAGATGGTTGTTTCCGAAGGATCTCTATGATCTTTTGGTTACACTCCGATGCCCGTCCGGTTTGTTACCGGACGGTGGACCCGTGGAGTATCACATGATGTCTACGATGGGGAACGGTTATACGTTCCCTCTCCAAACACTTGTGTTCTCCTGTATCGTCATTACCGCCATCAAGTCTATGGGAGTAACTCCTCATAGACCTAACGTCGATCCCCCAGCGAACAAAATTGCGAGCTGGGGAGTCTTCGGAGATGACATAGTATGTCATCCAGCGGTGTTCCTGCGCGTTTGGAATCTTCTAAAACGCTTCGGGTTCACGCTCAACGGTAATAAGACCTTTGTTGAAGGTCCATTTCGAGAGTCGTGCGGTCGTGACTATTTTAAAGGTCACGATATCAGGGGGGTCTTCGTTAAGGGCCCTCTTGCTAGTCGCGCTTCTCTGCATGCTACCATCAACAATCTCACCGCTTGGTCGTATCGGACAGGGATTCTTCTCCCTGCTTCTGGACGATACCTGACCTTACTCTTGAAGAGCATGGGGCGTATTTTATACGTCCCCCTTGACGAGGGTTTGGCGAGTGGTGTGCGCATTCCTCTCAACGTTATGGCCGACACTTCTGCCGGTTGTGCGTTGAATAAGAATGGGAGCCGTATTTATAAACGGCTTCAGGCTGCTCCAAAGCAGCTGCGCATTGGGGATGGTTTCATCACCGTCCCCAAGGGTGATCGGATGCGAGTCTTCAACCCGGAAGGGTTGTTACTTGCCTTCCTTCACGGTAGCGTGCGATCTGGCCGTATATCGGTTAGGCAACGCGATATACGATACAGAACGAAGGGGTGCGTAACGCCCAATTGGGATTACGTGCC